CTTTTCTCTTTCAGGATAGATTTTAATAGTTTTACACAGCTCATCATTTATAAAAAGTTCATTATTAAAGTCATTATTATTAAATTCCTTATCAGACCAATAGCAATCTTGATCTCCTTCATCTACAAAATAGTCTATAGAACCACTATAATTAAACAGACTTAATAAAGTTACTAATTTCTTCCTATTTTTGTATTTAGGTACTTCAAAAATAATCTCTTTTTCATATCCAATAATATCCATAGCAAATGGTTTTTCTTTATCATTTTCAAAAATAGGACTAGATTTATATTTTACACTAGTATTTAAATCAAATAGAAATCGTTTCTCAATTTGTTTATTAGTCATATGAAACATATTTCCCCTTTCTATCATATTGATTGATGTAATCTGGTAATGGATTAATATCTTTATCTAATTCTAGTTGTTTACCATAATAGTTAAAACGTTTATCACTATATGGTTTCAATTCATTAACTATTTTAGTTTTAGTATTTACAACTATTATAACGTGATCTATATATCTAACGTTTATTGTATAACCCAATTTTCTTAAAACATCTACTAGATTTCTATTATCAAATTCAGGATAAAACCATATTAAACAATCTCCAACAGGATTATCTACTGTTTTAAAGATTCCTATATCTAATTCAAACTTAAATCGTTTTATAATTTCTTTGTTAGTCATAACAATTCTCCTTTCTTGAATAAAGTATTATCTCTTCAAACAATTATATATATTTGATAATTGAATTAACTCTACAGAAAGTAGGTGACTATATAAGTTATGGCTAGAAAATGGATTTACTTAGATGAAGCAGGAGATAAAGCTCCTACTGAATTAGATGCTAAAGCTGGCGAAACTAAAGGTGAAACTACTCCTGAAGCACAAGCTAACACTACTAGAGAACTAGCTAATTCTCAACAAACTCATATGCAAAACGCTAGATTTCATGCTGGTCAAATGAAAAAAGAAATAACTATGGCTAAAGATGAATATATACAGAAAAAAGCATCTGAAATTGCTGAAAGAAAAGCTGCTGCTAATGCATCTAAAGCACAAGAAGATTCTTCTATGTTAGATGAAGAAGAGGATGCTTCCATTATTGATAACAAATCATCTGATGAAGCTAAAGAAACTCTTAAAAAAGACGATATCAAAAATGAAAAACAACCTTTAAAGGAATTCATGGATTTTTATAAGTTCTTTACTTGTAAATAATGAAACTTTTTCTATGATCCTGAGAACAAAAATCTAGTATTCTATAAAGGTTTAAAATATAAAAACAATCTAATAAAGTCTATACGAATTCTTTATAGTTTTTATAAACTACAAATTTTCAAAGAAAGAAAGGTGTAAACATATGTTACTTGATGATTACAAGAATGTAAATAAGAAGCTAACTTCTGAGGAAGTTGAAGAGCAGCTAATCATGCAGGAAGACTATGAAGCTATTGTTGAATGGCTAAAGGAAAGTGGTTATGCTGAAATCGCTGATGATTACTCTATCTATGATGAAGCTGTTTCTGTTACTAAGAGTTCTACCCTTAAGGGAAAGAAGAGACAGCTAACTGATAAACAGTATGCTAACATGGTTCAGTCTATGGCTGCTATTTCTGCTGCTAGACAGGCTGGTAGTTCTGACTATAAGAAACTGGTTCAAGTTTCTCGTCTACGTAAGAAGCTAATTGCTAAGATTAACAAGCAGTATGCTTCTGGTGCTAAGAAAGTTGCAAAGCAGGCTCTAAAAGATGCTAGAAAGAACAGCAATACTGTTGTTAAGACTCCTGCAGAAGGTGTTGGCGGTACTAAGGGTACTCCTAACAAACCCAAGGTTTCTAAGTAATTCACTTCTTTTATTTAAAAATAATACAAAAAACACTATCATACTAACTGGTTTATTAATGCCAGTTAGTATGATTTTTTACTTTAGTTTCATTTATATATAATGATACTAAGATGGATTATAAAACATCTATTAATTCATAAAGGGAGGTTTACTAATAAGCATATGGCAAAGAAAACTATTAATCTAAATGAACTAATAGCTGATAAAGATAGTTTTTACTCACACTTAGAACTATACGAAAAGAAAGTACTAGAGATTTACAAAAGAAGAAAGATTAAGGTTACATTCTCACTAAATAATGAAGTGTATGAATGTAGTTTAGCCAACTTAATCACACAAATGATTCTTCTCATCCCATTTGTAAATCTAGGAGAAATGCCAAGTAATGACTTTATAGTATTAGACAAGATTAAGAATTTTAGTAAAAATTCTCTAATTGGATACTATAACGACATCATCAATCATGTCATTAATGAACTAGAAATCACAGATAAGGAATACTATAACAAACTAAATCTATCAATTAAGGAATCTATCAATCATCTATCTGATTTATCTGGTAAGTTCAATGTATATTCTGGTAGTACTATTAGTTTACATGATCTAGTTCATCTATATAGTACCAATAAGAGATTCAGTGAATTAGTAGATGAAGAAGTACCAAGTGGTTTAGACTTTTCTGAAATTGAAGAATTCGTTAATAAGGAATTCGATGAATTGATGGATATTCTAGAAGTTGAAGAAACTTGTTTTAAACCTTATTTTAATGCTAAGACAGGTATTAACAGAAAGCAGTTTAAAGAAATAATCTCTACAATTGCTCTAAAGGCTGACTTAGATGGTAACTTGATTCCTTATGTAATTCAGGCTAACTATCTAAAGGGTTTAAACAACATCACTGACTTTTTCATTGTCTCTATTCTAGCAAGAAAAGCCTTGATAACTAGTCATAAGCGAGTAAAAGAATCAGGATATCTTACACGAAAGCTATCTCTACTACTTATTGATACAACTCTATCTGAAGAAGAAGATTGTGATACTGATGAGTATGCAGAAGTCCTAATTGATTCCAAAGATACTGCAAGTCGTTATAATCTAAGATACTTCCTAAATGAAAATGAAGGATATCTAGAAAGATTTGATACTAAGATTCATCAGGACAAAATTGGACAAGTTCTAAAGTTCCGTAGTCCTATCAAGTGTAAATGTAAGGATGGTAATGTCTGTCGTACTTGTTATGGCGATCTAGCTAATGTAAACAGTGACATTCATATCGGTATTGTAGCAGAACTAGAACTTACAGAACAGTTGACTCAGAAATTATTATCAGCTAAGCACTTGCAGACTACTGCCTCAGACGTTATAGATTGGCCTGAAGAAATGTTACAATATTGTATTGTAGATAAGGGTTCTATCTATATTGATACTGATAAAGAGAAAAATGGTGGTTATTTTGTAATTGATGATGACGACTTAGATAGAGATGAAGATAACAATCTAACTATTTCTAAGTTTGCAATTAGAAATCGTATGGGTAATGAAATTGTTATAGAACCTCCTATTAAGTTAGTCTTATCTAAAACTATTGGTGAACTAATTGAAACTAATCCTGTAAGAGATTCTAATAACAAGATTACAATGAGTATTAAGTCTCTATGCAACATTAATGATGCTATTTTCACATTCAATCTTGAAAATAACGAGCTATCTACTTCTCTACAGGCTATCATTGACTTGATTGAAAGTTCTGACCATCTAGGTATTACTAACATTGATGAAATGGTTAATAAGTTCCTAGAACTACTCAATGAAGGTGATATTGGTCTAAATGCAGTTCATGCAGAACTAATTCTAAGAGAACTTTGTAGAGATGTTAATGATCTAACTAAGAAACCTGAAAGATTTGATAATGAAGAAGACTATCAGATTCTAAAAGTTTCTGATGGTATTTTCCAGTCTCCTTCTTCTGCTGTATCTTTGAGTTTTGAACACTTGAAAAAACAGATTCAATCACCTGATCTTTATGCTAAGAATGGTGTATCCATTTTAGATGAGTTATATTTTAACTAATTAAAAATTTGTAGAATAAGTATATAAAACATACTTATTCTACAAATTTTTTTTATAAGGATGGTGCAAAATACATATGAGTATTGAACGTTTAGAATGTGAATTCTATAGTTTACAATCAGAAGTATACAATATAAAAACAATTACAGATAGAATAGAAAGAAATATTGGTGATTTAGATGATTATTGTTATAATCCTATTAAAAATGAGATAAACGAGTTAAGAAGTGCAATATCTGCTAATTTAGAAAGAATATCTAATTTAGAATTTGAATTAAATAAGTCAAACTTTCAACAAGCAACTAACCTTTACTATCTAGAAAACAAAGAAAAGTATGACAAATTTTTTTATAGTGATGATGAATTAAGTGGATTTTTAGCAGAGAAATTTGGTAGTGAATACGATACTAAATTCTGGTTTGTGGATTATAGCAACCAGTATAGATTCTCAATAGCAAAAACAACTCTAGACTATAAATTTTTTGATCTAAAGGATTTTCTTATTCGTATACCTAATCTTAATGACATATGCTATGATTATTACAATAATCCATATGGAGTTGCTTATAAATACTGTGTTAATGAAAAAGAATTAATCAATTTTCTAAAGAAAAAATTCTTTGATAAAATAATGACTGCAAACTAAAGAAAGTGAGGAAATAGAAATATGTATGAAAATCAAGTGTATTCTAATTTTAATAATCTATCTACTTATGATTTAGATAGCACTACAGGATGTTCTAACTGTGGTACTGTAGATTCTTTAAATTCTTTAAATGCATTAATGACATATGTTGGTGATATTGATACGACAACAGTAGATTCAAGCAATTGTACAATAGGTTCTATTGGAACTACATCAAGTGGTAGTTTAGTTGTAAATAATGGTATTAGTTGGACCACATTAGATAGTAATTGGGCTACTGCTGAAGAAATATCTTTGAATTTCTATGAAAAAGAAGAAATGAGAGATCAATTAGGAGTTTTAGAAAACTACTTTAAGATGATGTATCTAAATACAATGAAGTATGATAGAGAATTATCTAGAAGTGAATTTTTAGATTTTTTAACTAACTATGTAAAACAGGCTACTAAAAAAGAAGAATGCTATATTAGTTTCGATAAAGATGCTATGATTGAAACTATCAATTTCAAGTTTGATAACAATACAAGATTCTCTCTGAATAATAGAAATGATCTATTTCCAGAAACATTCTTACACTTTAGAGATATGTTTTATGTAAATACTGAACCTTTCTTAAATATTGTAAAGAGAGCTGCATTTAACAGATTACTCAATATCTAATAGATAAAAATTGTAATAAAGTATTTTTTAAATATATATAATGACTTTGTATGATGTGTAAATTCTATAATACTACATATACATCATAAGTAATACATTTTTAAAGGAGATTTAATTACTATGAATCAGACAACTATGAATGAAATTAACAACAAGATGAAGAATGGTAGAGTATTTGGTCTGTTCCACAATGACCTCGATGGTTATGGTTGTGGAAAGGTAGCTTCTGTGTTTCTGAATATGGCAGATGCACATTACGTCAATTATAATGAAGTAAATAAGGAAATTGAAAGTTTCTGTAAGAAAGGTTATAAGAACCATGATTGTCTGATTGTAGCAGACCTAAATCTCGAAATGAGCAATATGGAAGCACTGAACAAGCTTGCTATTGATGGTTATCCTGTTATGTACTTTGATCATCATTTTAAGTCCGAAGCACAGTTTAATTTCTTTAAGAAAGGAAATATCGTATATAACTTTAGTAAGGAAATCTGTGCCACTAAGCTTATGTTCAACTACTTCTCTAGCCATGAATATGAGTACAACAAGATCAAGTTGTTGATCGATAAAAAGAATGATGAGTATGACTATAAGGAAGTTAATACTGCTAAGCTTTCTGAAATTGTTGATCTCATTGATTCTTGGGATCTCTATAAGTGGCAGAATCCTAATACATTTGAAGTAATTAACGATACTGCTAGAGAACTCAATATGTACTTCAAGGAATTTGGACGTGATAGAACTCTCTGGAAGATTGATAACTATATTACTGGACAGTTTGATAAGTTGTTTAGCAATTTTGACATTTCTAATCTCAAACTTCTTAAGAGAAATCTCACAATGGCAATTTATGACAGAAATGCTAATCTGACTACCATTCAGTATCCTTTTGATGGTGAAGTATACGATATCGGTATTACCTATGCTGATAGAGATGTTAGTGAAATTGGTAACAGACTTAACATTATGAATAAGAATCTGTCTTTCATTGTTATCATTGACATGATTCATAATAGTGTTAATTTCAGAACTATCTTTGATAGTCCTAATCTCGCTAAAATTGCAGCAAACTTTGGTGGCGGTGGTCATCCCAAGGCAGCTGGTTGTGAACTGAATGAGAAAGCATTTAATGCATTTGTCAATAGAACTCTTAGCAGAGATCAGGTTGATACTCTCATTTCTTTCAACAATAAGAATAATGCTAAGAATGAAGAAGTAGTAACTTCTGAAGCTGAAGGAAAGTAAGTTTTATAATGGAAGTATTAGAGATTTCTCTAATACTTCCATTACTTTTAACTTTTAACAAACAAATCTTTATGCACCATTTTTACAAAATTTAGAAGATACAGGAAAATTTGTTTCCTTTTATATAAATACAACTAAATAAAAAATTATGATTATACTAAATAAGAAAAAGGAGTTTAACTTATGAAAAAGCAAAAAAAGCAAAACACTATTCTAAGAAAGGTAATCTCTTTTGCAATGGTTGTTTGCTTCATTGTAATTATCACAAGTAGCTTTGTTTCCGCTAATGGTAATGATTCTAATTTTGATGTTAGCAAAAAAATGGAATTTGATATGAAGGCTGATTATGCTGCTTTGATTATTGAATGTTCTAAAGTAAAAACTGCAGAATCATTTGAACAAGCAAAGGAATATGAAAGACTTCGTAATCAAAAAATTGAATATCTTGGTAACAATACCGAATATTCAAAAACTAGCTATTTTACGGAATATACATCTTGGGAAAAGCTATTTGAAATTTCTTTCTATGAAAAGAAAGAAGATGGAAAGCTTTTAAATAATGTACAAGACAATGCTAACAAGATAGATAAAAAAGAAGATGTATATTTTAAAAGTGATATAAACTATGCAGAACTTATTGAAAAATCATTATTCGATCCTATGAATAATTCTTTCAAAGGAGCAAAAGAATACGAAAAGTGTCGCAATCAGAAAATTGAAACTATGTGTAATAGTGCATATAGTAGAACGTATTACTTTACTAACTATAATTCTTGGAAAGAACTATTTGAAAGTGACCATATGAATTCTTATTTTATGAAGAAAGATGTAAAATATTTTACAACTGACAATGTAAATATGAGATCTGATCATGATGTTTCTTCTGATATTGTAACTCAGTTGAACAAGGGAACTAGTGTAACCTATCTAGGTGCTATTAAAGTTAATAATGATGTTTGGTATAAAGTTTGCAAAAATAATACTATTGGTTGGATTAATGGTAATTATCTAGCTGATTGTAACAGTGTTAACTATACTGAAGAAGATATCTATTGGTTGGCAATGGCTATTACTAAAGAAATGGGTTGCGAATGGATACCTGAATATGCACGTAACTATGTTGGATGTGTTGTTCTTAATCGAGTAGATAGTGATCTGTACCCCAACACAGTATATGATGTTCTTCACAATGGTCCTTATCAGTATCCTTGGGCTTATAAGGGTGAATACGCAGAACCTTTTGAATGGTGCATTGAAACTGCTAAAGATCTTTTAATTAATGGTAATCGAATGCTTCCTAAAGATATCTTAGGCCAATCTGGTGCTAGACAAGGTACTTATACCTATGCCGAGTACTATGATGAAATTTTAGGTACTACTACATACTTCTGTGGTGATTTCTAAGTTATTACAAACTAATGAGAGTATGGATTTTATTCCATACTCTCATTTCTTTTTTTTATTAAAAAAAACTAGAAATATATATTATAAAGATAGAAATTCTATAGAAATGGAGGTAAACATTTGTGTATAAAATACAGATACTAACATCTAGTATAGTAATACATGATTATAAAAAAGGTAATTATGTTGACTTCAAAAAGAAACTATCTGTATGGCAAAAGACAAAAAATGGTGGAAACTATATAAGTTGGTTTGCTTATAAAGAAGACGAAGAAAATGAAATCATGTATATTCACAAGGGTATTAAGTTAACTCAGCTAATGTACTATTTTCCTAATCATGAACTAGAATATGATTTAAGTGGAAAACCTTGTAAATACATGAAACTAAAACTAACAGTACAACCTAGAAGCGATATACAAAAAGAAAGTATTGAATATCTCTTAGGTAAGGGTAAATTTTCTGAATTCAAGAATGAAACTCAGAAATTCCTATGTTTGAAACCAGGCGATGGGAAAGCACAACCAATTAACACTATTATTCCTACTCCTAATGGTTTCAAAAAATTAGGTGATTTAAATGTAGGTGATTATGTATTTGATAGAAATGGTAAACCTACAGAAGTTACTGGAATTTTTAGAAGAGGAAAACTGAATAATTATAAGGTTGAATTAAGTGATGGTCGAGTAACATATTGTAATGATGATCATCTATGGACTGTTAAGTATGCATCTATTGATAATGATACTAAGAAAAGAGTTATCAAAGAAAAAACTATTCCTCTTAGTGAAATTATGTCAAAGGGTATTCTTAATAAACAAGGTAGATATAATCATTGGATTCCTATGAATGGCGAAGTTGAATATCCAGAAATAACTCTACCCGTTGATCCTTATATTTTAGGTTGTTTTATTGGTGATGGATGTCTTACTGAAAAAGCATTAACATTAAGTGCAAAAGATGAATTTATTGTAGAAAAAGTAGCTAATATATTAGATTGTAAACCATTTAAATACCATGATTCTAATTATAGTTATAAATTTGAAATGAAAGAAAAGCTATTTTCAGAAGATAGTCATACGTACTATAAATATATTAGAACTAAAGACGTTTTTGAAAATGATAACTTCAGCCTAATTGGATATAAATCTGATAATAAGTACATTCCAGATATCTATAAAACTGCAAGTATTGAACAACGTTATCAATTAATTCAAGGATTATTTGATACCGATGGATATATTGGAGATAATGAAAGATGTCATGTTAAGTATTATACTATATCTAAAAAATTAGCAGAAGATGTAAAAGAAATTTTAATTTCATTGGGTTTATCAGCTACTATTTCTGAAGATACTAGAAAAAATAGAAAAGATTATAAATGCTATGTAATTCATGTTAATATTCCAAATTATAAAAAGACTAGACTTTTTTCTATACCAAGAAAAGTGGCTATTGCTGAAAAACACAAAAATGAAATTAAAAGAAGAGATTATGACTATATAGCTATTACTTCTGTTGAAAAAATGGATAATCAAGAAGAAATGCTTTGTATTAAAGTAGATAATCCAGATCATCTATATCTTACTTCTAACTATATTGTAACTCATAATACCTATACAGCCATAAACTATGTAACTAAGTCTGGACGAATTCCAATTATTATAGTTGATAATGATAAGATTTTAAACCAATGGAAAGAATCTTTTAAGAAATTTACAAACATTGAAGATGATGAAATGTTTACAATTTCTGGCAGTGCTACTATAAAGAAACTAATGAGACAGACTAATAATCCATATAAAGTATACCTAGCTAGTCATAGAACATTAGATTCTTATTGTGATGGTAATTGGGAATTATTGAATGACCTATTCCAGAAAATAGGTATTGGTGATAAGATTTTTGACGAAGCACATGTTGAATGGAGAAACATTTTCTACATTGATATCAATACTGATGTTAAAAATACTATCTATCTAACGGCAACCCCTGCTAGAAGTAATTACAATGAACAAGAAGTATATAGTCGTTTATTCGATGGTGTTGTTACATTTGGTTTAACTGAATCTAGAAATGAAAAGTATATTAGGTATATTGAGTATTTATGGAATACACACCCTACTGACTATGAAGAACTCAATATGTCTAATGCACATGGATTTGATAGTAATCGTTATAATGACTATCTACTAAATAAAAAATATGATAAGTACTTCAAAATGTTAAAACAACTTTTAAATGACTTATGGAATAAAGATCCTGAACAGAAAATAGCTATAGTTGTAAATTGTAACAACATGATTGAAAAACTATATGATGATTTTTCTAAATCTATCTTTATCAATAATGAAACAAAAAAAGCGAGAAAGATTAAAGTAGGAAGATTTTGTGGTTTAGTTGCAAAATCTGAAAGAGATAAAGAATTAGATAATCAATTAATCCTTACTACTTTAAAAGGTTTTGGTAAAGGCGTAGATGTAGATGATCTATGTATAGTGATCAATACAGTTAGTGTTTCATCAGCAGTATTAATGGAACAACTTTCTGGTAGACTTAGATATAAAGAAGGAGTAAAAAAGTACTTCATTCAATTAACAGATAATGGTTTTAAACAATGCCGAAATCATAGTAAAATTCGTAATAGGTTCATGCAAAAAGTTGCAAAAAAGAGTTATGTTTTGTCAGACAAAACATAAAACAAAAGATTACAAATTATGATGTAAAGAAAGGAAATACTAATGAATTTCGGTAATCTAGAAAAAATTGAAGAATTAATTCTAAGACCTTCTAAAAACTTTTCCATTAAGAATACAGTTGTTTTAGGAAGACGAAATTCAAAAAATGGAAATAGGATAGATTGTTTTAAAGAAAATTGCTATAAGAGTAACAAATACACTAATTATAACTATGTTGGAAGTCTTTACATGGAAAGTTCTGATTTCTTAGTCTTTTCATGTAAAGATGATGAATCTAATAAAGGTATAGAAATTTATAGTTCTTATCAGCACATAATGAAAATACGAAATGCATTTAATACTGTAGTTGAAGATTTAGATGATGCATTTGATACATTTGACGATGGTGTTATAGTATTAAAACCAGAGTATGAAGATTATGTAATAAAGATTAATAATCTAGTTGGTGGTCATTCTATAAGTATAGTTTTTGATGTAATTAATAATGAAGATGAGATAAGTAGTAAATATACTAAAGGTGTTACTATCTTTTTTAATGATGAAAATCTATATACTACAATTACGGATGAAGATTTATACGGAATTACTTATTTTATAAATAATTTTGATCTTTTATCTTCTTCTCAACATTTAAAACAAATGGCATATATGCAACAGATTGCTCATGCATTAGAATTGGAAAATATGGAAATGATGCCAGTAGAATATAGTTATGGTACTGGTGGAAAAATAAGTAGTGGTAAGAAACGAAACTTTAAAAAAGTTTCTAGCGATAAAGATGAATAAAGGGAAGGAAAGTAATTATGAATCAAATACAGCATGTAAAAGTTGATGATAAATTTATAAAGTTACACGATGAATTTGATGAATATTCAGTCGTTAAAGGTGATGCATACGTTGTAAATGACCAGATTTTTATTTATAGGGGAAAATATATTAAGAGTCAACAACCAAAATTGGTTGGACTTTATCTAAAAGATGATGGAAGATTTATTACAGTAGGTAAATCTACAATTACTGAAGATGATATAGTTAAAAAAGATGAAGGAACAAATTTGAATTCTATATTGTCTAATATAAGAAAGATGGAAACTGTTAGTAAAAAGACTAGTACTAATAGTGGAAAAATTTCTGTAAAGAAATCTTCTATATCTAAAGAAAAAAGAAAATTAGATAATAAAAAGAGAATCAAAAGAGAAGAAGTATTAAATTTTGCTATCTATAATGATGATGATCCTATGGTAAGAATTATTAAAGAAAAGATTAATTCTATTTCTTTAACAATGGCTGATATTTATGAAGCAGTTGAAACAGATAGTATAGGTTATAATCTTTTCTATGGACTTTCAACAAGACCTAATATGACTTGGAAAACTTTTGAAATTTGGTGTAATATTTTAAATGTTGAACCTAATCTAACTATAAAAGACAGGATCTAAATATTTTAAAATAAATAAACTCATATACCTATATATAGGTATATGAGTTTATTTTTATGAATTATTCTTCTACAAATTCTACTTCAGGATTAGAATCAGAAACTAATTTCTTTAATAGAACGAAAGAAGCACTGTCTTCATATTGAATCTGTCTATTGGACAGAATCTTTTTACATAATGCTTTAGAAGTAAGGAAAGCTTCATTATAGTAAGCACCTGCACTTAAATCAGGATCATCTACTAAAATAGATTCTTCCTCTTCAGTAACAACTTTTTCCTCATTTTCTATTACTGAATCTTCACTAACAAGTTCTTTTACTGCAGGTTCTTCTTGAACTTCTACAGTATTTTCAGTAACTATTTCTTCAATTTTTTCTTGTTTAGTTTCCTGAACAACTTCTTGTTTAGCAACTTTTACTTCTTCTTTTTTGAGATAAGGGGTAAAAGGAGCAACAATCTCTTCTTTTATAATTTTTTTTAAGGGAATATTAATGATTTTAACTGGATAGCCAAGTCTAATTAATTGATCGCAATGATCCTTAGTAATAAGAATTGGATTTCTAATTGGTCCTTGACCTAAACCAGGAATATAACCCTTTTTGTTTATAGTTACCTTAACACGAGCCAAGTTCTTTTTCACCTGCACTTTCTTTTACGGATTTATGATTCATTTTTATTTTTATAGTAAAAGTTTTCATATAATTCGTCTACTAATCATATAAAAATTTTTATTATATTTTTCTAGATATGAATAATCTAGTTTTTAATTATGCAAACCAATCAAGAATGCTATAAGATTCCTTTAATTCTTTCTTATCATCTTCGCATTCTTCGTCATCACATTCTTTTTCTTCTTCCTCAGACTCTTTATCGTCTTCTTCTTCAGAATCTTCCTCTTCCTCTTCTTCATCCTCATCTTCATCTTCTTCGTCTTCATTGGAAGATTCGAATAAAGCAGCAAATTCTTCATCTAAAGATTCCATATCGTCGGAGTCATCAGTCATTTCTTCATCAGCTTCAGCAACAGGTTCAACTAGACCGCCAACAGGACGCTCAGTATCCTTTACATCAGCTTCTTCAGCCTGCTCAATGGTCTCACCCTCATCAGGGCAGCTAACCTTTAGAAGAGTACCATCACATTCACTTTCCATTAGTTCCATAGCACCTAGAATATCACCCATTTCAAATAGGAAATCTACTGCTTCGTTACTAAATTCGTCAATATTTACAGGAGTCTTCTGATTATCAGCATAATCAACTTCCTTGTTTAGCTTAGTATCAGCCTCTGCATCACTAGCATACTGAGCGGAGAAGTCATCAGTAAAATCTTTAGGTTCTTGGAAATCAGTAGTATTGTCATTATCAGAGATAGGCTTCTTCTCAAAGTCATCCTCATAATCTACTTCATTCTGAAGATTAGTTACTAATTCATCATCAACTACAGTATCTTCAATGAATAAAAAAGGCATCTCATTCTTTAGCATTTCATTATTCACTCCATTCTCACTAAGATTTAAAAGTTTGTTATCAATAAAGTTTTCAAATTCAACATCTTCATGAATAAGTTCATAAAAATCTTTACTGTCTTGCTCATTTTGAAGTTCAGTATTGATTTGTTTGGAAAGATTATTTAACATAGGAGATAAACTTCCTCCTTTCGGATTTTTATATTTTTATGAATTTGTTAATCGGAAAATCTCATTTTTTAAGATAAAAATAAGACAAGGTACTAATAAGTACTCTCTAAATGTTGGGAAGAAATTGTGTTTATTTAAAATCTCTAATAACTCATTATCGATTACTAATGTTTTGTTAAAATGTTTGATAAGAATATTCTCTAAGAAATATTCTTTTCCATCCTCATATTGAATATTACTATTACAATTGATAACAAACTCTGATTGATGTGGTGTGATAAATGCATGACGTACTAAATGTTCAGGATCAGCTTTATCTATAAATCCATAATTAGTATTACCTAATCTGCCAAATACATCATCGTAAGATAATGAAATAGTTTTCTTAGCTTTGTAATTCTCATAAGTACTGTCTAATTCCTTAATAGTTTCATTATGGCTATCGGAAGGAACATAGCAAACTCTGTAATACTCATTGTAATCTAAGCTAAAAGGATTATTCGTAATATTCTTTAAGATTTCCATAGTAACCATATCTTCTAATTTGAAATAGTCGATATCATCTTCTTCTAATGCCTTATAGATAGTCATATCATAAAGCTCATAGAATGCAGGTGAATCAATAAAGATATCTTGAATGTAATAAGAACCTAAAAATGTTCTCTGAGTATTATCTAGAATACCGTTGTTGATTAAGAATCTAATTAAGAATTCATTATAGATGTTTTTATCATTATAACGATAAGTAAACACATTATACTTTCTGTTAAGGAAAGAATTAATGAAAAACTTTCTAAGTTTCTGAATGTAGTTGTTAATGTTTTCTATTAACTGGAACTTAGTTTCTTCTATAATTGGATTATTCTTAGTACCTATGTTATCATACTCAACTGAATATTCAGTCTCAACTTTTTCTTCTGCATCTTCAGTTCTATGATGAGATAACTCATACTCAATTTTATAGAATTTTTGACCATTTAGTTTATCCATTTCAATTTTAGTGACATGGAAAAGTAACTGCTCTTCCATGTAATCGATATGGAAAAAGTCATCAACATAAGGTTTTATAGTATTAGGTAGAATAACAGCTTCACCAGTTGATTCAGTATTTAAACCAAATGCTTCATCAATATCTATAGTTGGATTAGACTCAGAAGCTAAGTATAAAGGAAAATCATTGATTTTGTTATACTTAATTGGACTTTCATAACCTAATAAATCCTTAACTGTCTCTAGAGGTTGATCTTGCTCTGAAGCAGAAACATTCTTGTTATAGTAAGTTACAAAGATAGGAGTACCTTGTAAACGCTTAGATTGATAAGAATAAGTATTCTGTAAATGTCTTAGAATATTTTCATGGATTATCTTTTGTTCTACTAATCTTGCCATAGACTATATCTTCACCACTTTTCTATATTAGTTTTATATGGAAATGTTTAATTTATTGTTTGAATATATATAATAAAAGTAAGAAAGGGGATTTGATAACACTATGGAAAATACGATAAAGTTAACAAAAAAACATATGTTTGATTTTGAGTTGAAATACAAACACTTATTAATAGGATGTCATAATCATGTTTTTACAATAACTGAACGTACTAAATTGAATGAAGATATTTTTAAGTTAATCACAAGAGATCTATCACATAACTTCAAATACAATGGATCTACTATTTTAGAATTCATAGAAGATTATCAGGACATTATAGATTGGAAGCAACTAATATATTCAGAAAGAGCTTTTATCGAAACAAATTTAGAACTATTCGTGGATAAATTCAATAAAAACTTTGATGAATACCATTGGTATTGTATATCTATTCTTTGTAACGATGAAACTACAGATGAATTTTATAAAAAATATAAGGATAACTTAGACTGGCGGTACATATCACAACAGCGTAATGATATTGATTTTGATATAGATTTACTTTTTGAATTAAAAGACTATATAAGATTTGATATTATGTTAGATAGAATTGATAGACATGAAGAAAAACCTAAAAAGTTTGCTAAACATATAAAGAACTATTGTTTAAATCATATAGAAGAAATTTTATCTTATAATAGAAAGGATAACACTAATGAGGAGAACTCTAACTAAAAAACATCTATTCGATTGGGAGATGAAATATAAAGATAAAGTAAAGGAACAGAAATTTGACAAACTTACTTTAAGAAATTTTGATACTCTTATATATAAAAATCTTCATTATAGCTTTCAGAGTGATTATAACCTAGTTACTGAATTTATAGATGACTACATGGAACTTATAGATTTTGATAGATTTATCTATCAAAATTGGTATTTTGTAAATGAGCATCTTTACAAATTTGTCAATAAGTATGAAAAATACATCGGTGATAAGGGTTGGAGTCATATTCATGGTATGTTTAGTGTATACAACAATGAAAAATTTATCATGAAATATATTGATAGACTAGATATTCAAACGATTATAACAAAACATGAATTTTCTCCAAAATTATTACTCTTTTTAAAAGACAGAATGACTAAAAGACAGATAAAAGAAGTAATTTCTAAAATACGTTATCATAACGGTAGTGTTATAAGTCAGCAGATGTTAAAGTATACTGTAGACCATTTAGAAGAAGTGTTAACATATACTGGAAATAAAGAGGAAACTGATAATGAATGAAACGAAAGTTACTAAACAACATGTTTTCAATTTTGAATTAAAGTATAGACACCTATTAGAAGAATACATAACCAATGAATACATGTTTGGTGATGGATTAACTGTACATATGATAAACGATATAGTTTATGATGTAGTATATGCTTTTACAGATGTTATTCATATACCTGAATTTTTAGAGGATTATAAAGACTTAATAAACTGGCGTAGATTTCTTAGGAAAAATACTTATTGGGTTTGTAAAAATCTAGATAAAACAATTGAAATTTCAAATAAATACTTGGATAATGAATGTTGGAGTTTTATCTTAAATGAGTTATTGGTTTCTGGTAGGTATCATAGTATTAAACAAGATGAAGTTGAAGGATTTCTTAAAAAATATAAAGATGTTATAGATTGGAGTCAAATTGTTGATTATTCATTCTTTAATTTCAGTTTAGATTTCATTTTAGAAATGAGAGACTATTTAGATATCTATAAACTGATATATGAAAATGATGGTGATTTCAAAAGCCAAATGGTAACGTATGTTGAAGAAAATTTAGAAACAGTGATAAAGTATAAACGAGAGGAAAATGTAAATGGCTAAAAGAGAATTTACTAAGAAACAGTTATTTGATTGGGAGATGATTTATAAGAGTAAAATACCTAGTACTGAGACAAGTTTTACAAATATCAATACTCTAACTTTTAAAGCTTTGGATGTCATAACAGAAAATTTAGATAGAGTTTTTTATGGTAATAGAACTGTTATATTGAAATTCTTAAGTGACTATAAAAATGTCATAAATTGGCAAAGAGTATTTGGTGTTTCTTATTGGAATACTACCGTGAATAATAACCTAACTACAATTGTTAATAAGTACAATAAATACTTTGACAAAAAATGTTGGGATTGTCTAAGCAAGCATCCATATTTTTGTAGGAATGAGAAACTTATTAGAAAGTATAAAGATAAAATAAACTGGGATTCTATTTCTGAATGTCATGACTTTTCTCCTGAGTTCTATTTAGAGATGAAAGATTATATAAATCTAAAAATCCTTAAAACTAAAGTGTTTAATAGAAATTCTACGTTTCGTATTAGATCAAAACTAGGTGATCAGATTCTTAAGTATTTCTTTGATCATGAAGAAGAAGTACTTACATATGATCCTTCTAGTAAAAGTGAGGAGATAGTTAACCATGAAAAAGAAGTTATCTAAACAGGAAAAGTTTGATTTAGAGTTAATCTATAAACCATTATTCTCTACAGTATCTAGTATTGAATTATCTAGTTTTAAAGATGATAAAGCTTTTATCAATAAGTTTGTAGATTTTATAGATGAAATCTATAAGAATGATTTAGATGCTACTTATACATTCTTAGTTGATTATGAAGATTTTATAAATTGGTATCGTGTAACAAATGTAGCTCATGCTTTTATTAATCAAGATCCTGTACGCTTTGCAGATATGTTCCACGACCAATTTGATTTAGAAACAAGATGTTGGGAGAGGCTTTGTCATAATTACTTTTTCCATAGTAATGAAGAATTTATTAGAAAATACAAAGATAAACTAGATTGGGTTCTAATTTCTGGTTATCACGACTTTACACCAGAATTCTTGTATGAAATGAAAGACTATATAGATATGGATGTTATACTAAAGAATATAGATAAAAGACATAAGATTTATAGCTTTATAAGGACATTTATGGAAACTCATCTAAATGACTTTATTAATGACTATAGAAATGATAAGTTAGGAGAGAAACTATGAGTAAAGAACTAACTAAAATACAGAAGTTTAATCTAGAGATGGTTTATAAGCCAATGTTTTCTTCAGAATTTAAAAAAGTCATTAACCATATTTCTATTGATGATATTTTAAAAGATGACCATCTCTTTCTGGAAGAATTTTCAATAGAAATGAACTGTTTCTTTAAAGATAATTTAGATAAAATCTTTGAGTTTATAGATTTATATAAAGATTGTTTGACAAATAATGCTTGGATGTATATAGTAAGTAATAATCATCGTATTAGCCATTTGATGTCTAGAGAAACTATCGTAAGTATAGCTGAACGATATGAGTCATATATGACTAAAAATTGTTGGGATCAAATATCAAATGTAATAAGAAATAATGATGATTTTGTTAGAAATTATAAAGATAAACTAAATTGGAAACGTTTATGCAAAACATATAGATTTACAGAGGACTTTTTAATTGAAATGAAAGATTATATAGATCTGAAGAACTGCTTTAATAATTCCAATTTTAGTAAGAAAACTAAACTTAAGCTAATAAAATATCTACAAAATCATATAGAGGAGGCGTTAAATGAGACTAACTGAAACAGAAATACAAAGTCTACAAAACTATAATTACACAAGTAACTATCAGACTAAATACGAAACATGGTGGAATCGTAAAGAGTACTGGAAGGATATACAAATACATCAAAAACTAAGCAGCAAATTCATAGACGAATTTGCTGAGTATTTAGACTTTCAACTCATATCTTCAACACAGGTACTTTCAGAAGATACAATAAGAAAGCATTACGATCAACTAGATTGGCATGATTTATGTATGAAACAAACTCTCAGTCAAAGTTTCATAATTGAGTTTATTGATTACATTGATTGGGATATGGTTTCATACTATCAAAAATTATCTAGAAAATTCTTAGTCAAATACAAATGGTATTTGAATTGGTGCAATGTATTTAGAAATAAGGAAATTTCAGATAAGGTTAAGGAAATGATTATAGATAGTATAAAGTACTAAAATGGAGATACAAATATGGATTACAAAACTATAACTAAAAGTACTACTATGAAAGAAGCTGAAGAAATTCTTAATTCAAATGGTATAAAGACTCCATTTGGTTGGGAAATAGCAATTGGAATGTTACTAGAAGGACATGATCATATAGAAATAGAGGGTTACGGCTCATCTGCAAACTTTATTCTAGTAGATTAAAACGAACAATAAAATCCATTAGAATAAAAAATAGAAAGATGAGATTTTATGATTAAAGAACTTTTTACAATGTCAGTTTTAGTATTTTTCTGTTCAAGTTTAGTCAATGTAGTTATTTCTACTATGAAAACAGTATTGACTGTTAAAGCTAGTAAACAAGTAGCTACATTTATCAACTGTCTAAACTATACCATCAATACTGTTATCATCAAACAAATTTCAGAATGTGATGTATGGATTGCTGCCTTAATTACTTTCTTTACAAACCTAATAGGTGTATACTTTGCACTTTGGTTGATTGATAGATTTAAGAAAGATAAGTTATGGAAAATATCAGTAACTATCAAGGATATTGAAGTACTTTATAAGGTTGTAGATATCTTAGATACTAAAGATATCCCTTATACTTATAGATCTATCTACTATAGTAAGATGAAAAAAGGTGGACAACTTGAAATCTTTGCTAAAGGCAAAGAAGAGAGTAAACTAGTAAAGGAAATCTTAGAATCTGTTAAGTGTAAGTATGATATAGTAGAAGCTATAAGAACAGAATTATAAAAAAGACTAAAGGGAATTAAATCTCCCTTTAGTCTTTATTTTTTTTTAGAATTCTAGTTCATCAGCATGGCTACTAATCCAACCACGATAGTTCTTAGTTAGTTTACATACTGCAGATCTAGGATCATCCTTAAAATGTTCTATGTATTTAACAAAACCACTATGTTCAGGATGTTCATATAAGTCAATCTGACCACTATGTCCTATAACAATAACCTTACAGTCATCATGAATTCTAGTTAAAACTTTCTTTAACTGATCACCATAGAAATTCTGTGTTTCATCAACTATTATAATCTTATTTTCAAAGTTACAACCACGTAGATAACTATGTGTTAATACATCGATATACCCAGTACCTTTCTTTTGGTTCATTATATCCATCTGATTAACAGTTGTATTAACATCTACATTTAACTTGTTTAATGCTTGAAAGAAAGGTTCAAAATAAGGTGCTGATTTTTGATCGATGTCACCAGGAAGGAAGCCTATTTTGCTTTCTTGGGTAGGAGCAGCTACATAGACAATACCTTTATATAATCCGTATTTTACTAACAGATTAGCAGTAGCAGTAGCAATCATTGTCTTGCCAGTACCTGCTTTTGCATCAACAAAGATTATAAGCTTTTCAGGATTCCAAATAGCATCTCTAAATGCAGTTTGTTCTTCATCTAAAGTTAGTCCATAGAAAATATCGTACTTTAGATCACTAGGAGGATTCTTCTTAAAATCCTCTTCTCTATAATAGTCTCTTTTTGCCATAGCTTTATAAGACTCCTTCCGTATTATAAAAAATAAGTAATAGTATTATGTTTACATTATTCAATTTTTATAATTTTTTGTTTTGAGTGAAACAATCTTTAATGTTTTATATGTAAAACTACCAAACAACATTCAATTAATTCAATAATTACTAAAGGAAAGGAGGAAATCTTTTCGTTTATGAATACTACTTCAAATAATTCCTATATCATAGATGCTCAAACTGATAACAAATCTTTTAAACGAATGTATAAAATCCTGAAAGCTTTAGGTATAAAGAATAACAAATTCTTCCTAAAACTTTATGATAAGACCTTACAAGGTGTAAATCCTAGAGATGAAGCTAACTTAACTAAAGAACAGAAAATACGTATTTTAGCTGAAATTAGACGTAACCCTTGGTATTTCTTAAGAGAAGTTGTTATCCTTGATGTCGCTGGTGGTAAAAAAAGATACGAATTGCATCGTGGTAATCTTGCTATTACTTGGTGTATGGTTAACAACTTCAACTCTATATCACTACTACCTCGTCAGCATGGTAAAACCGTATCATCTTTATGTATGTTTGAATGGTTTTATAGATTTGGTACATTGAACTCAAATATCCTATTCATGCATAAAGACTTTGGTGGTAGTAAGAATAACCTAAAAATCATTAAGTCTATAGATGAGAACTTACCATCTTACTTAAAAACTAGAGATAAACGAGATGTAGATAATCTAGAGTATATAACCAATACTGCTACTGGTAATACTATTCGTGCATTATCTTCAGCTACATCAGCTAGTGAGTCAGATAAACGTGGTCGTGGTCTCACTGCACCATTAGTAATGTGGGACGAGTTTGCATTCCTTGGCTTAGGGTTTTACGGTAGAAATATCGTATCAAAATTTCTTTAATTGTTGGAAATTCTATATAGATAATCAACAGCTAAATTTTTCTTTTAATTCTAATTTCATTTTAAACTATGGGAAAATATACAACTGAATGGTATATTTCAAGTCTTGATGATTCTCTTAAAGAGGAATATGAAGTTCTTGGTGAATATACAAAATGTCATGAATCAATAAAAGTTAAACATAAAATTTGTGGTAATGTATATGATGCTCCTGATGCTAATGACTTTAAACGCCATAAAGCTAATTGTCCAAAATGTGGAGCCATTAACAGAATTATTAATAGAAGTAATACACAAGAAGATTTTGAAAATAAAGTATTTGAATTAACTGGTGATGAATATACTGTTATCGGAGATTACATTAATGAACATAGAGATATTGAAATGAGACATAATACATGTGGTGAAGAATTTGAATGTACTCCTTCAAATTTTATATATCCTGCATCTGGCAGAACTATAGGAACTAGATGTCCAAAATGTTCCGAGATAAGTAGACGAAAAAATAAAACTACTGATCCTAAAGAATTTAGAAAAGAATTTGAAAAGATTAGTAAAGGAGAATATGAACTTTTATCAGAATACACAAAGATAAAAGAACCTATAACTGTTAAACATGTTTTATGCGGAGCTGAATATCCTATTATAGCAAATAGATTCATTAATGGAGATAGATGTAACTGTTTATTTTCTAGTAAAGCAGAAGATAAAATTCGTAATTGGTTAACAGAAAACTCATTTAACTTCATAGCAGAAAAAAGATTTGAAGATTGTAGAGATAAACATACTTTACCATTTGATTTCTTTTTACCAAATTTAAATATTTGTATTGAATATGATGGTATTCAACATTATAAACCAATAGATTTTGGTTGTAAAGATAAAGAAAAAGTTGAGAAAAAATTTAAAACTATTCAGAAACATGATCAAATTAAGAATGAATATTGTAGAAATAATGAAATTAGATTAATACGAATTCCATATACAGAATTTGATTCTTTAGAAAGGATATTGGAAGAAGAATTAAAAGAAAATTAGTTTAACGACTATTACGTACATTACAAGTGTAATGGAAATAAGAAAAACCTATAATAATGGTTTTGATATAGTCTAATCTAGATAGAAATATCTAGTTAATTATAGATGTAACGAATCTATACAAATATGAATGAAAGTACAACAAAATAGTTTTCCAAGCAGCTGCACCTGCACAGTCTCAGGCTAGAGTTGAAGCTAGAAAAAATGGTTCTTTCTATGGAGCTACCATTATTACAACCCCTAACAATATAGATAACAATCCTGAAGCTGAAGGAACTTGGTGTAAGTCTGAAATGGTAGAAAAAGCTTGTCGCTTTGATGAGTGTATGTATGACTGGACTGTAGAAGAAGTTCAGGAATGTCTAGATAAGAAATCCGATAATGACTTCCTCTATATAGAATTTTCTTACAAACAATTAGGTAGAGATGAAGCATGGTACAGAGAAAACTGTCGTGCATTGAATAATGACCTATTGAAAATTAAACGTGAGATTCTACTAGAATGGACTAAAGCATCTGATGTCTCCGTATTCTCAGAAGAACAATTAGTTGCTATTGAAAAACACCTTAAAGAACCAGTAGCTATGATACCTATAGACAAATTCTGGAAAATCGATCTTTATACTACGGATATAGAT